TTTCAGGGTCGATGAGACCAGCAGCGATTACGGAGAGTGGCAACAGCCCGGGAAGCCGACTAGGGGAGAATCAGCAGGTAAAAGGCTTGAAAGTGTGACACGGGCATGTAGTATGGGTGTCATGAGACGACGCTGTGCTATGTGCCCGAACGAGCTGCCGCTGTTGGCCCGCTCGCACGCTCGGTACTGCTCGGCGCGCTGCCGGAAGCGCGCGTCGCGCGCCCGCCAGGCGATTCCGGAGGCACTGCGTCGTCGCCGCCGCTGGGTCGTCGCAGACCAGCACAAACGCCCCCTGGACCCTCGCACCGGCCGGGCTGCGTCGGTGTCCCGTCCTGAAACGTGGACGAGCTACGGCACCGCTAATGCGTCGGACCACGGCACAGGGCTGGGCTTCGTGCTCACGCCCGCTGACCGGATCGTGGTCGTGGACCTGGATGACTGCATCGACGCGGCCGGCCGTCTCGCACCGTGGGCACGACGCATCCTGGAGCGGCTGCCCGCCACCTACGTCGAAGTGTCCCGGTCTGGCCGTGGCCTGCACGTGTTCGGCCGTGGCAGCGTGCCTCGGGGACGCCGCATCCGCAGGGCCGACGCGAAGATCGAGATCTACTCCTCAGGCCGGTACATCGCGGTCACGGGCGTCCCCTTCGAGGGGGCTCCCCCGCTGCTCGCAGACCTGCCTGACCTGGATCAGATCCTCACCCTTTAGCGCCGCCCCGGAGGCGGCCGAAGACCCTGGAGGTCGCCATGGGAACCAGAGGACCCATCCCCAAACGTTCCGAGGAGCGCCGCCGCCGCAACAAGCCGTCCGGCGGGGACATCACCAAAGCCGCCCGCGGTACGAGGTTGGCCCGGCCGCCGGCCGCAGACCGCAGCTGGCACCGGCTGGCCCGCTACTGGTACGAGTCGCTGGCGAAGTCTGGCCAGTCAGAGTTCTACGAGCCATCCGACTGGGCCACCGCCCGGATCTGGGCAGAGATCCTGTCCCGCCAGCTCCAGTCGGGTCGGATCTCAGCTCAGATGGTCGCCGCCTGGTCGGCTGCGGCCACTGAGCTGCTGACCACCGAGGGAGCCCGGCGGCGCATGCGCTTGGAGCTCCAGGACGCTACCGAGGATGACGACGTGTCTGCCGGGGTGGTGACCGCGCTCGATGAGTACCGGCGTGCTCTCGGCGGATAAGGCGGCTGTCGAGATCGAACCGGTACGCATAGGCCCCTCATGGCAGAAGAATCCTGATGGGTCGTGGCGGCTGCCCGAGCGCACGCTCGGCTGGCACGCCGTGGCATGGGCCGCCGACTACCTTCAGGCTCCGGACGGGGGGCCGTGGCGGTACACGCCCGAGCAGCTGCGGCTGACCCTGTGGTGGTACGCCCTGGATGAGCACGACCGCTTCCTGTACCGCGACGGGGTGATCCAGCGCCTGAAAGGGTGGGGCAAAGACCCTCTCGTCTCGACGTGGTGCGCGATCGAGTTCGTGGGGCCGTGCCGCCCAGACCCGTCTGGGCGGACCGTGTCCGACCCGTGGGGCAACCCCCACCCGGCGGGAGTGCCGCATCCGGACGCGTGGGTACAGATCGCTGCGGTGTCGAAGGACCAGACCAGGAACACCATGACGCTGTTTCCTGGCCTGTTCACGAAGAAGGCGATCCGCAGGTACCGGATCGATCTGGGCAAGGAGATCATCTACGCCCGGCAGGGCCGTGCCCGCATCGAGGCCGTCACCTCCAGCCCCCGCGCGCTGGAGGGCGCTCGGGCGACGTTCGTGGTCCGTAACGAGACGCACCACTGGTTGGCGAACAACGAGGGCCACGAGATGGACGCGGTCATCGACCGTAACGCGACCAAGAGTGCGGACGGCGCGGCGCGGGCGATCTCCATCACCAATGCCTACGAGCCGTCCGAGGACTCGGTGGCGCAGCGGGCGAGGGAGGCGTGGGAGGCTGGGGAGGCTGGGACGTCCCTGGTGTCGGGGATCATGTACGACTCGCTCGAAGCTCCACCGGATGCGCCATTGACCCCCGAGGCTGCGCCTGCGGTGATCCGTGCGGTGCGGGGCGATGCGACGTGGTTGGACGTGGACCGGATCGTCGCGGCGATCCTGGACCCGCGCAACCCTCCGTCCAGGTCACGGCGGTTCTGGTACAACCAGATCGTCGCCGCCGAGGACGCCTGGATCGTGCCGCAGCATTTCGAGTCGAAGGAGATGGCCCGGCCTGACATCAAGGTCTCGCTGAAGGACGAGATCGTCGTCTTCTTTGACGGGTCGAAGTCGGACGACGCGACCGCGCTCGTGGGGTGTCGCGTCGCCGATGGGCACGTGATCACCCTCGGCATGTGGCAGCGTCCGCCGGGGGAGCGCGGGAAGGGCTGGACGGCACCCCGGTCTGAGGTTGACGCCCGCGTGCAGCAGGTGTTCGAGCAGCACACCGTCGTCGCGTTCTGGGCGGACCCCTCCCACACCCGGGATGACGAGACCCAGGACCGCTACTGGGATGAGCTGATCGACGAATGGCACCGCCGTTGGAGCCACCAGCTCCAGGTGTGGGCGGTCCCGGGCCGTAATGGACACGCGGTCATGTGGGACATGACGTCCCCGAAACGGGTCGCAGAGTTCACCGCGGCAGCCGAGCGGTGCGCGCTGGAGATCGAGGACCGGTCGTTCACGCACGACGGTGACAGGCGGCTGATCATCCACGTCCGCAACGCCAGGCGGTATCCGAACCGGTACGGCGTGTCTCTGTGGAAGGGCCACCGCGAATCGGCCCGGAAGGTCGACCTGGCGGTCGCCATGGTCGGCGCTCGGATGCTGCGCCGCCTGGTCCTCAACAACCCGTCTCGGAAACGTCGGCGGTCAGGAAAGGTCTGGTGAGGTGAGTCGCGTGGCCTTGACGAAGGCCGACATCGTGGAACTGGTCAGTGACCAGTTGATGCCCACGTACCTGCGCGAGCGGGAACGGCTGGACCGGATCGACCGCTGGTGGCGGTGGCAACACGACGATATTGATCTACCGCGCCGATCTGGATCGGAGATCAAACACCTAGTCCGGCTAGCGAAAACTCCCTGGTTGCGCCTCGTGGTCGCCGCTGTGGCGCAGATTTTGTATGTGGACGGCTACCGGTCTCCCACCGGGGGCACGGTGGACACCCCGTGGCGGGTATGGCTGCGTAACGGCATGCCTGCTCGCCAGGTGCAGGTGCATCGGGCCGCACTCGCCTACGGGCAGTCCTATCTGGTGGTGCTGCCTGGGGATGCGGGCGCGGTCATGCGTGGGGTCAGCCCCAGGAGAATGATGGCCTGGTACGGCGATGACACCGAGGATGAGTGGCCGCTTTATGCGCTGCGGGCAGAGTCCACCAATACGGTCGGAGGCCACCAGTCCTGGTCGATCCGCCTGTATGACGACCAGTACGTCTGGTATCTCGGCATGGAGGCCAACAGCGCTACGGCCGAGTACATCGAGTACCGGGAGCACGGTCTGGGCGTGTGCCCGGTAGTCCGGTACGCGCCCGCGCTGGACCTGGACGGGCGGGCAGTCGGTGAGGTCGAGCCGTACATCTCCACGGCCGCCCGCATCAACAAAACCAGTTTCGACAGGCTGATGGCGCAGCACTTCAACTCCTGGAAGGTCCGGACAGTGTCCGGCATGGTGCAGCCGGACGACGACGAAGAAGCCCAGCAGACGAAACTACGGCTGCGGCAGGACGACATCCTCGTTGCCGAGGACCCCGACACCCGGTTCGGCACCCTCGACGAAACCCCTCTGGACGGGTTCATCCAGGCACACCGCGCCGACGTGGAAACGCTGGCCGCAGTGTCCCAAACCCCGTCCCATCAGCTGACCGGGCAGATGATCAACCTGTCCGCTGAGGCGCTGGCCGCCGCTGAGGCGTCGCTGGAACGCAAAGCCGACGAGTTTAAACGCACCCTCGGATCCAGCCATGATCAGGCGCTGCGCCTGGCCGCCGCCATCGAGGGCGACACCGACGCGGCACAGGACGTGTCCGCGCACGTCACCTGGGCCGACATGGGCAGCAGGTCGCTGGCCCAGGCGGTCGACGCCCTCGGCAAGGCCTCGCAGATGCTAGGCATTCCGCCGTCCGCGTTGTGGTCCCGCATCCCCGGGGTCACGCAGGACGACGTCGCCGAGTGGCAGCGGCTCGCCCAGGAGGGCGACGCGATGCTCCAGCTCGCCCAGCGCATCGAGCAGCAGATGGCCGACCTCGACCTGGCCGAGTAGGGGGCCGGCCATGTCGAACACGACATTGGCCCGCCGCCACCGGCGCGCCCAGCAGGCACTGGCCGCCACCCTCACCCTGGACATCACCCGGCTGTGGCGCGCCTTGGTCGCCGACGCCGGGCCGCGGCCGGTGTGGGACGACACGCTGCGCCCGCAGCTTGCCACCCTCGTGCAGGAACGGCGCATCCGCTCGGCGGCGCTGGCGCTCGCCTACTACCAGATGGCCCGCGCCGACGCCGGTGTCGCTGGGGACCCGCCGGTGGTGCGCGTGCCGCGCGCACCGGCAGCCCAGGTCGACACGGCGCTGACCGTCACCGGGCTCGTGTCGTATGAGCGCGCGGTGCGGTCCGGTCGGACCCCGGACCAGGCGTCCGACACGGCGATCGTGACGGTGACCGGTGCAGCTGAGCGGCTGGTCCAGGACGCGGGCCGGACCGCGATCACCGAAGCGGTTCACCGCGACGACCAGGCAGTGGCCTGGTACCGGCTACCGGGGCCGTCCCCGTGCGCGTTCTGCGCGATGCTGGCGTCTAGGGGCGCCGTCTACAAAACGAGGGAAACCGCGTCGGTCACAGAAGACGGCGACAAGTACCACGACCACTGCGCCTGTACCCCGGTGCCGGTGTTCTCCCGGGACGCTGCGCTGCCGCCCGAGGTGCAGCGCTGGGTGGACGCATGGCCGCAGGTGACCGCTGGCGCCGAGGACCCGATTAAGGCGTGGCGCGCCTATGTGCGGTCCGTGCAACGCGCAGAAGCAGAAGAAGCCAGTCCCAGTCCCACCGAGTCTGATGCCTAATGCCTAGTCGTGGGCGTCCCAGGCGGGCGCCATTCCACCGACCCTGGAGGTCACCACATGTCTGAGCCGATCAACGACCCTGCGCCCGACCCCGAGACCAACGCTGTCGATAGCGACGACCAGTCCCTGGAGGACTGGGACCCGGAGCGTGCTCGGGAGAAGATCCGCCGGGCCAATTCGGAGGCTCGGTCGCTGCGGTTGCGGCTCAAGGAACTCGAAGAGAAGGCAGCGAAGTACGACGAGCTCCAGGACGCGCAGAAGACGGAACAGCAGCGTCTGCAGGAGGCCCGGGAGGCCGCCGAACGGCGCGCGAGTGAGGCTGAGCAGCGCCTCATGCGCCTGGAGGTCGCCCTGGCAAAGGGCCTGACCCCGGCGCAGGCGAAGAGGCTGGTCGGCACCACCCGGGAGGAGCTGGAGGCCGACGCTGACGCGCTCCTGGAGGAAATCGGGGCCATGACCGGCCCCCTGCCGGGTGACACGGTGCCCCGCCGGCCACGGGAGGCCCTGCGCCCTGGAGGCCGCGGAGAAACGGATCCGCCTGAAGAGCGCGACCCGCGCAGGCTCGCTGCCCGAGTTCCCCGTAGATAGACATCGCCACCGCCTAACGGCCGGTGGCGTACTCGTTTGGAGACTGAATGTCCGTATTCATTAAGGCCGAGACTGTCGTCAGTGCGGCTCTGGGGCTGCTCGAACGCGAAGTGGTCCTGCCCAACCTCGTGTGGAGGTGGGGGCAGCCCAATGACTTCCGTGGCGCGAAGGACGACACCGTCACCGTCCGCCTGCCCAGCTACTTCAAGGCTCAGAAGCGCACCCTGCGCGGCGGTGCGGCCCGCGTCAAGTCGGAGCTGAACGAGCGCGCCGTCGACGTCAAATTGACGACCGACGTGTACGGGGACATCCCGATCACCGATGAGGAGCTGACCCTCGACATCGAGAACTTCGGGACCCAGGTGCTCAACCCCACGCTGGCGGGCATCGCGCGGGGCCTGGAGGACGAACTGGTCGACACGATCACCAACGCCAGCTACACGCACGTGCTGACCCTGGACACCAGCGACCCCTACGACACGATCGTGGACGCCCGGACCAGGCTCAACAACGCGCGCGTGCCGTTCTCCATGCGGTCGCTGGCGGTCGGCTCCGAGGTGGAGGCGGCCATCCTCAAGAGCGATCACTTCAACCGCGTCGACCAGTCCGGTTCGGACTCGGCGCTGCGGGAGGCGGTGATCGGCAGGATCGCGGGGTTCGACGTCGTGTCCGTGCCCGCCCTGGCCCCGGATGAGGCGTTCGCGTTCCACCAGACCGCGTTCACCCAGGCCACGCTGGCGCCGCTGGTGCCCGCAGGCGCGCCGTGGGGCGCGACCCAGTCGTTCAACGGCTTCGCGATCCGGACGGTCCGCGTGTTCGACCCCGACGAGGTGGCGGACCGGTTCATCCTCGACGCGTGGACCGGCTGCGCGGCCGTCACCGACGTCGGGTTCCTGGACCCGGACACGGGAGTGTTCGAGCCCGCGGAGGACCCCGACGAGTCCGGCGCCGAGGAGCTGCTGGTGCGCGCCGTGAAGATCGAGATGGGCTCCTGATGGATGTCGTGTACGTGGTGGGACCGCAGAAGAGGTCGGAGGAACTCCGGTACTCGCTGCGGTCCCTCGCCGCGCACATCCCGCACCGCAGAGTGTGGATCGTCGGACACAAACCGCGGTGGGTCCGCAACGTGCACCACATTCCCCGTGCCCAGTTCGCCAGCAAATGGACGAACAGCACGGAGAACCTGCGGGCAGCGTGCTCCCACCCGGACGTGTCCGACCGGTTCATCTACATGAACGACGACTTCTTCGCCCTGACCCCGGTGCCCGGTATCCCTGTGGCACATCGGGGTCCGGTCGCCGAGGTCATCGCGCGCACCCCAATGGGCCGCTACCGGTCCGGGGCCGCCGCCACGATGCGCCTCCTCCAGGAGCTGGGCATCAAAGAGCCGCTGTCCTATGAGCTGCACATCCCGATGGTGGTGGACAGGGCTCGGATGCTGGAGGTCCTGAACCTGCCGCAGGCACGCCGTATCCCGGTGCTGCACAAGAGAACCCTGTACGGCAACCTCGCCGGAGTCGGCGGGGAGCAGTGGAAGGACGTCAAGATCGCCAGCCGGACGGGGGACGTGCCCGACGGCGCGGTGTGGGTCAGCACGACTCCGGAGTCGTTCACCGACGGCGTGGTGGGGCGGCGTATCCGCGCCGCGCTGCCGGCCGTGTGCCGCTACGAGGACAGCTGGCAGCCCGCCGAGGAACCCGTCGACGTCCAGGAGGACGCGCCCCCGGCTCGACCGACGGCGCGTGACCCGAAACCCGTGTGGGTCGACTGGGCGGTCCGCCACGGCGTGGACCGGGACGCCGCCGAGGCGATGACGAAGGCCGAACTCCAGCAGATCGGGAGCTGATGAGATGGCGTCCCTGCCTCCGCTCGTGACCCTGGCCGATTTCGGCACGTGGGTCGGCGAGGACCTGACCGGCGACCAGCAGGCCGCGATGATCCTCGACGCCGCTAGCGCGCTGGTCCGCGCCGAGGCTCGACGCACGTGGACCGACGACAGCGGGACCCTGGTGGACGTGCCCGAACAGGTACGCACCATCACCCTGGAGGTCGCCGCCAGACGGTGGCGTAACCCCGAGGGCTACACCTCCGAGACGGACGGCGACTACACGTACCGGATGGACGACGCCCAGGCCAGTCTCTACCTGACCGATATCGAACGCGAAATGCTGGCCGCCTACCGGCGCCCCCGGGCCGGACTGTGGACGCTGCCCACCAC